ATTCTCAGGTGTATAGTCAAGAGGAACAAAACTAGGAAACGGAAAATCACACGTTGTAAATACACCATTTGGATCTTCCAGTAACAAATTACGATTACCAGTATTTTTTATATCACGATGTTGATAGGTACAACCAGGAACATCTATTTCTGGTGGCTTTGTAATGCTTAGATAATGAGGAGCATATATTTCTGGTACGTCTGGAATGTATATCTCAGGAATACTTATATCAGGTACATCAATCGTAGGCATTTCTAGGAAGATACACTTCTACAAAAGAATGACATTTAGGACAAGATAGATTAGTTATCATACTGTACTCTCCATACCTTAAAGGATAATCTTCTTCATCTAAACTATGATCACCACCCCAAATTAATTTAGTTTTACAGTGCCAACAGTTCATTTGATAATCGGCATAGATGAACCAGTTATTTTTGGTAATTTTTTATCTATTTGATTCGGTAATATTTTATTTACATTACTCATAACCTTTTCCATCATCATTGCTTCAAACTGAGGGCTGCTAACCCATTTATAAGTTGCGTAACCTGCCCCTATAGTTGTTAAGCTAATTATGAATGATAAGATGGACAGAATAGATGATATTTTATTTAACATGGTTCGTGAAGCTATTCTCCGTGCTATAGGTCATGGCCTTATTATAACAACTCTAATAAGTGTGGTATACATAGCACCTCTTTACATAATCGTGGGATTAGTTACTAGAAACAGTGAAAAAGTAATTACCAAATAATTTATTTTAATTTATTGCTTGTTTCCTTACTAAGATCTATTGTGCCCTTTTGCTGTGTTTCCTCTTCGTGTTTACTTAAAATAAGTTCACCAAATTGAATACCACCTTCAATCATTGAAATAAATTTTACTTCTTGTTCAACAACAGCTTGTGCTTGACTTAATTTTTCTCTATGGTTTTTTAATTCTTCTTTCCAAATAAGTATTTGTTTTTCAGTAATACTTTGCATGATGATTTTAGATACTATTACGATTCTAATGCAGTAACTTTAGCTGTCAATTCTTGCACTGCCTTTACAAGCATTGGTATTATAAACTTTTCATTTACTGTTAAAGCATTTTCAATAGTTGTTTCTTCTATGGTTATAGTTCTTCCTGGTGCAAACTGACTAATTAAATTTGCATCTACAGTTTGTACTTCTTGTGCAATAAAGCCATATAACGTATCTTTTTCTTCATCACAAAAACCTTCAACCCAATTAAAGGAAACAGGTCTTAAAGAATTTATTGCTGATAATCCCTTATCAAGAGTAGTAACATTTTGTTTAAATCTAGAATCAGATGCATTGTAAATATTTGATCCGTTTGGAGCACCAATATTACCATTAGCCGATATTCTCATGGCTTCCGTAGGATTTATTGTTGTATCAGCAGTTGAGTCTGTACGAAAAGATAAGCCAACAGTATGACTACCAGCATTATGTGGTGCTATATCTGCTGCACCAAATAAAGACGCTCCAAATCGTAGGTAATCAAAAGGGTTAGATGATAAATTACAGCCAATATTTATATGGTCTGTTTGTGTTTTTACTTTTAAAACATTATTAAAATACGCTTCTACGGCTCCGTTACCTTTTACTTTTAAACCATCTTCACCAGCTTGAGGTTGTAGTTCTATATCATCATTTGATATTAAAACAATATCATCACCAGAGCCTGTAGTTTTAATATAGAGATCACCAGTAACATTATCAATCGCACCATTTGAGCCAGTATGTTTAATTGTAAGATCAGTATCATTACCAAACTTCACAGCATGGTCATCATCTAATAATATTTCGTGGCTGTTTGTATCTAAGTCACCGCCTAACTGTGGTGATGTGTCACTAACTATATCTAGATTTGCAGCATGAAAAACCTTGTTTCCTCTCCAAGTTAACCCATCATTACCAGAAGCAACAATTAATTGGTTTGTACTATCATTAGCTCCATTTCTTATATAAACATTGTGACTACCTGTTGCTGATATAAAAGTATGACCATCATTATTAATCATCATATATTCACTACTACTTTGGCTGCTATGAAAAATTCCTTTATAAGTTGAACCGCCAGACCATGCTCCAACTTTTACAGCATCAATAATTGCATCGCCTGTTATCGTAGCTCCAGTATCGGTTGTCTCAATGCGTTTAGTTCCATTTTCATATAATTCTACTGATCCGTTAACATCTGCTCTAAGTAGAGTTTCAGATCCATCACCATTACGCAAAATATGACCAAAAGCACTATCTAAAGTTATATAACCTGTTGAATTGTCAATCCTAGCATGGGAGCCGTCATGAAAAAGCTCAAAATCATCGCCTGTGCCAAGTTTTACTTTATCGTTATCACCCATGTCTAGTTCATCAGCTACTATTCTTCCCGTAACTGTGATGCCATCGGAGGCCGTGCTTAATTTTTTTGAATTATCGAAATATAACTCTACTTGTCCATCAACAATAAATTTTGCCATATTTTCAGATGTTCCTTTATTAATATGAACAGCCGAATCAGTTTCGATTTTTAAAATACCTGTACCAATATCACTAATCCTAGAATGAGAGCCATCATGCGTTATGGTTAGATCGTCACTTGCACCAAATTTTATTTTTGAACTATCAGGAAAGTCTAGATCATTATGTATGATTACATCACCACTTGAATCTATAGAAAGCCTGTTTCCAGCATTAGTAATATCTTCAATATGAAAGCTACCACCATCACATTTAAGTCTAAAATCACTATTTGCATTGCTATCAACTAAATTTATTCTAGGAACTGTTCCAGTTAAAGCAATTTCACCACCAGTAGTACTAAATCCATCAGCACTTAAAGATCCAGTACCAGTAATATTTCCTGTAACGTCAAGACCAGAATTATTTAGGGTCATGCGTTCAGTAGAATTAGTATCAAAAGCTATAGTATTAGTTGTTTTTCTTCTAATACCTTCAGAGTTCATTGCAGAACCGATATTATTACTAAAATAAAAACCTGCTGCTGTTACTTCTCCATCTGCCATCAAAGTAGCTGCGTCTGATGCTTGTGCTGAAGTTCCACCTACAACTACATTCCCAGACGAATCTATACGTATACGTTCTTGATTTCCATTAGTGGAAAATCTCATAAAATTTCCACTATGATCATACGTAATAGTTCCCATTCTATTACCAGTTCCAGAAGTATCTGTATCTCCAAAGAAAATATTTCCAGTATTACTTGTTCCTGAGAAAATAGTTAATCCTCGATTACCACTTGTAGTTCCGATTACTAATTCATCAGCACTACTGCTAGTGGTTAATCCAGTATTTGCAATACTTACTTTTCCAGACGAATCTATACGCATACGTTCTGAATTATTAAAACCAAGAAATGCTAAAGAATTATCACTGTGGTCGAATTTTATAGAACCTGTAGCTTGGTCACTAGCATCACCAAAAACAATCATATTATCGCTGCCATCGGCAGAAGTCATTCTCATTCTTGCTGAACCTGATGAACTTAAAATATGTAAATTTTCTTGTGGACTTGTTGTACCTATACCTACGTTTCCGTTTGACCCAATATTCATTCGTGTAGAGCCAGCTGTATTTATATTTAATGAACCACTGCTATCGCTACAAGTAATATTATTACTAGCACCTCTGGTAAATTCAATTTCTGCACCACTAGCTTTAATAATGGTATCTCCTACAGATCCATCAAGTGTTATTGAGTTAGTTGAAGTTACAGCTTGATTTCCAAAAGAGGGATTAATTTTTGACCCCGCTATCGCTGCGTCTGAAGCTACATTTGCATTATCAATTACACCGCTATCAATAGTAAATGTCGCACCTGAGTTGCTAACAGTAATATCTCCTTTATCTCCATCACTAACACCAGCAGCAGCACCTATTTCTGCTACATTTCCATCATCTTTTTTGGTGAATAATGTACCATTATCAGTTCTAACGGCAACTTCTCCGACAACTAAATCACTTGCACTTGGATCGCTACCAGAACCTCTTTTGAGTTTAATTTCATTAGCCATGAGCTTTTACCTCCTAGCTCTAATACGATCCACCATCTATGTTAAAACTTGATACACTTTCGTTTTCGAGAAATGTAACAAGGTCAGACAGGGCAACCTGTTTCATCGTTCCAGCATCATTCATTACCATACGATCTGCTGCTGCCAAAGTTGTAGAAGTAGCAGATGTACCACCATCTATGACGTTCAATTCGCTGGTCGTTACTGTTGCTCCATCGAGGATTCCGACCTCAACATTTGTTAAATCTGCCAAAGCATCAGCAGTATTTTGTGCCATTGTCGCAAGTTCAGTTAACTTGTCGCTATGTGGTTCAACATCTGTTCCAATAACAAGCCCTAGAGCAGTTCTTGCTGCACTTGCACTTGTAGCACCCGTTCCACCATCTCCTATTGCAAGTGTGCCTGTAATAGAACTAGCATCTAACTCTAGAGCTAATTCAGTAGATTCAATACGAAGTCCACCATTGGCTTTTAGGTCAACAGAAAGTGTGTTACCAGACTTATCTAAACCATCACCTGCTGTAATCTGACCAGCACCAGAAAACTGAGCATAGGTTAAATTATTCGTTCCAACAACTGCTGATCCTTTATTACTGGTACAGACAAAGCCATTATCCGCATTTACAGTTCCCTGTTCTACGAAAGTGAACATTCCAGCAGCATCAGAACCAGCAGCTAAATCACTAGCTCTAGCTGGACTAGACCCGACTATATAAATACCATTCTCCGAAGAAGTATTTTGGTCTTTGACTAATACACGATCATTAGTTGCAAGAGTTACACCATCTAATGTATCTCCATTATTTAATGCAGTAGATATTGTTATGTTTCCCGTTGTTGCTGCTACACAAGAATCTTTTACATCAAGACCCTGTGATGTGGCCTCAACGAAGCCACGAGTTGCAGCATCTTGTGTATTTACAGGGTCAGCTAGGTTAGTTATTGTTTGGCTATTTAATGAAACTGAACCTGTTGGTGCAGCCATTTGGTCTAATCTATTTGTTCTTACACCTGTATCGAAGTCTGAGATTTTCGTATGCTGAAGCGAAGGTACGTCTGCGGCTACCATTGCTCTAAATGTAGCAGCACCATTACTACCATTTGGTGCAGCTAAAAATGTATTTTGTGTTCTACTCGTAAACAGATCAGCAAAACTACCAGAACCACCAATAGGCTCAATAGTCGTAGCGGAACCTCCTGCACCGCCCGTTCCAATACCAACAAAAAGTTTTTTACTGCCTTCAGCAAAGGCTAGTTCAGCATTTTCTAAACTACCTGGTGCTGATGTACCTGTGGATCTTTTAATCCTAATCGTATTAGCCATCAGAAATTCCCTCCATCAACAAGTGTAAGTTTTGTAGTTGTGCTATCTGCTTTAAATGTACCACTTGATGAATCAAAAAACACTACTGAGCCATCTACCCTGTTTGCGTCATTTAGTGAAGTACCACTTGTAGCAAAAGCTGGGCCTTGTGGCCCCTCTGTGGCAACAGTTACTACTGTTGAATTACCTTCATTAACAGTAACAGTATTCGTTGTTTCATTTACTGATACTGTATTTTTTGTCTCCGAAATGGTAACTGTATTCATGCTGTGTAACCCTCTGATACAAATATATTACCTTCTAAATAATATTCTTTCAAACCACTTCCATTTGTAAGTAATACGTCATATTTTAAAACATTAGGACTAAAAGTAGCAGTTTGAGTGTCTGTTAAAGCAATGTCAACAGTTCCAGTGCTTCTATTAGTATAAGTAACAGCAAAATCAGCATATTTAGTGGTTCGTGTTTCTTCCCAAACTTGAGCAGCAACAGTAAATCCAGTTAGATCTATTGCATTATTACTTGAATCTTTAAAAACAAGTTGAATACTATGATCTGATCTTCTTTGTACTGTCATATTATATGTTCCAGGTGAGATTGCCATTATTAAGAACCTTCAAGAGTAGCTACTTTAGATTCTAATGTTTCAATCCTTGCCATTGCTTCCTGTAATGCTTTTATTGCTTTCATATATAAAACCGAATATTTAACAGTTTTTGTAACTGTACCTAAATCTTCGTTTGTAGTAGGATCTTTATCTGGAATATCTGTAACAAGTCCAGCAGATACAGTTTCTATTTCCTGTGCAACAACACCAAGCAATTTTGTGCTTGGAGAATCTTTTAAATTAAAATTTCTTACTTGTACTGCTTTAATATCATTCCATTGTGAGTTAGCATCAACAATATTTTCTTTAAGCTTTACATCAGATATTGCACCAAAAGTATTAGTACGACTTTCAACAGAAGAGTTTTTTCTTACAACAAATTGTGAGGTACTACCAGTTTGACATAAAATAAGGTCTGCCGTACCACCAGGATCATTAAGAGTTCTTATAAGTATGCCAAGTTGTTCTGCTTGTGTACTTCCATGATGAGAAAATACATGACTTCGTTGATTATTATTTGTTGTAAATGATTCGTGAAAGGCAGTATTACTATGAACTACTCCAGTATTTGTAGCTTTTGTAAATCCATCTCCTGTGATTCTAAATCTTTCAGTGCCTCCTGTAGTAATATTTAATTCGTCATCTACCCTTGAAAAAATTCCTGTGTTAGTATCATCACGAAAACATAGTGATGGACCAGCACTTGACCCGTCATAAAGTAAATAGGTATTCGTATTATTAGCTAACTTAAACAGATCTATAAAACCACTATTGGCTGCATTTCTTATTTTAAATATTCCATCTCCAGTATCAGCATAGAATTGATTGTCATACAAGGTAGTAGGATCACCTGCGTTTGAACTATTACTTGCAAGTGCTTTTAGTGCCAAATTTAAGTCTTGACGAAAAGCTGAACCTGATGCGTTAAGCAGATCCATATCATGCGTAGACATTATTCACTCCTTTTTTATAAGTATATAATAACTAATAATTTTAATATAAACATATTTAGCTTCCTTTACCAAATCCTACTGCAATGTATTTAAAGTTAAGATTTTTGGGATTATTATTTATATCTCTTACCTCGATAACAAATTGTGTGCTTGTTACAGATGTTATTTTAAAATAATCACCTGCGACAGCACCTTCAAGTGTAATTCCTATTGATGGTAAAAATGCAGTAGCCGATCCTCCCAACGATCCAGTGCCAGTAAAAAATGGTGATTGGAACGTAACTGTTTTTGCAGAAGTTCCAGCAGCTATAGCAGTATTTACAGTTTCTGTTCTTCTTTTAACACTAGCTTCATAGCCAAGTTCACTAACAACAATATTTTCATTGGTGCTATCTGAAGTTAAAATAGTTCTAAATGCAAAGCCTCTAGCTCTAAATTCACCATTTGCAAAAGTATTGAACTGTGTAAATTTAGCACCATAAGTACAAGCTGATCCGTTGGTCACTGTCTGAATTACATCAGAAACAACAACAAAAGCATCAGCTGAATTTACAGTTGTAATTTCATAAAAACCATTTACAGGTTTTTTACCTGAACCATCGGCTGTAAAGTTTATTTCAACAAAATCACCTACAGCATAACCATGACCCGCTTTAAAAATTGTTACAAACGTACCATCTCCCCCAGAACCATCATTTTGTGAGTAAGTAGCTGAAACTGAAGTGGCTGGATCCATTTCAGTTGTAGCAACAAGTAATTCAGCATTTACATCTTCAGCTACTAAACCATCAAAACTTTGTATCGAATCTATGTCGGGTTTTGAATCAATTAAATCATTCATTGCTAAACCAGCACTTATAAATCTTCTTTTTAAAGTGAGATTAAATATCGCACCTAAATCAGTTTTATTTTTGAAATCATAAAAACCAGATGAAAGAATTGAACCAGAAACATCAATTTCGGGAACTGCATCTACATCAGGTATATCATCAAATGAATGATCTCCATCTAATATCAATCCACCAAAAGTTGAACTGAAAAAAGTACCGCTTTTGTTACCTTGAAATGCTGGCGAATCATCATCTTCTCTTTCAGTAAGAATTATTTGACTTGGCTGTGAATCTGGCTGTGTAACGATTATTTTTGCTGCATTAGTTGATCTCCTCCCACCATCATCAATAAATTTAATACTGTAAGTTCCAGAAAGTGCTGGAACCAAAGTTTCTGTTGAGTTACCAGGTATCTTAGGGATTATCTCTTGAGAATTAGCAAAAGTATTATTAGCTGAATTTGTGCTTGGTGTATGTCTTATAGCAACAGAACCTCCATGTATTACATCAACATCAGTTGAAGCATTGAAACGTAACCTTATAAAATTTTCTGAAACAGGTTCCACTGTTAAACCAGTAGGATCTGCTGGTGGAGCAGTTTTACCAACAGTTACAGCAGTGAGAGAAGCTGAAGTTGAGCTAGGAATACCAGAAACATTGTAACTAAATACTTCTATTTGATAGGTTCCAGGATTTGTATTGAATATTTCAAAGTCAGGACTAAATACATTAGTGGATATAAAATTATTATCATTAAATCTATAGTTAACTCGATACTCAGTAACACCTATAACAGGTCTCCAAGTAATAATTAATTTAGATACTGCCTGATTATTAATAACAACTATTTTTTCTTCTGCCCTAACAGAACCTGGGGGTTCCTTAAGACTATTTATTATAGATATATTTCTTTCTGGAATTAAAGCACCATCTTCAATAAAAGCATACTTTTCATTTACATAAGATAAAGCTGTAATTGTATAATTTATTTCGTCAGATTCCTCTACAGAAACTACTCTAAATAATTGAGTTTCTACTGTCGTATTAGATATTACGAAGGGAGCATTTACATTTGGTACAGCACTAAATGCTTGACCAACTACAAGATTTATTGACTTTCCATTAATACCATCATTACCAGTTCGTATTGGTCTTGTTTGTAAAGTGCCATCAGGCATTATCACAGATAATTCAGCATTATTTGTGTTAATTAAATCAGTATTAACATCATCATCTGCCTCTATACCTGTAACTGAAGCAGCAGCAATTCTTCCACCTCTACGAACACCAGCCCTTACAGGATCAGCTATTTCTATAACCGCACCAGGTCTTACAACAATTCCAGAATCTACAGAAGTTGTAAAAGTAACAACTTCACTTTCATTTTGTTCAGCAAAAAGAATTGCCTTACCAAGTCGAATGGCTTGTCCTCTTGACGTACACGCAAATGCTTTTACCTGTTTAATTATTATTCCAAATTTTGCTATAGCATCATCATCTTCAACAGTTTCAAAATCTATTTCTCTACTATCCATATTAAAATAAGACACAGAAATGACTGTATGTCTAGTTTTTAAACTACTGCCAGAGTAACTAAAACCTGCATCGGTAACATTTGCCAAACTAAATAAATAGCTTGCGTCTTTTGGGCTGTCTTGAACTAAACTTAAAGTACCATCTGACCAAATAGGCATACAACGCATTACACCAGCCAGTTCATTTATTATGTCAAAAGCTTCACTAGATGATTGAATACTTACGTTACAACTAAATCTTGCTTCTTGCCCTGCTCCTCCATCTGATACTAAAGTGTTTGCAAATTTGCTGGCAGTCACAAAAGAAAATAAATCTATATTTTCATATAAATCTGCATCACTTGGACTACTAGAATTGTAATTAGGTGCAAGGTGATTTCCAAGGCCATATCTAAAGTCTGTTAAAATATCAAGTAACACCATTGAAGGGCATGAGCACCATTGGGCTGCTCCCATAACACCATTAAAAATATAACCATCAGGATAAATAATACGACCAGTTGCACTATCAACAGTAGGAGTACCAGAATTACTAGCACCTGCACCTGGAATCCTTACTTTAATTCCTCTAAGTCTGAATTTTCTTGTTGGAATTGAATTAAAATGTTTTGAGTCAAATCGAAGGGAACTATATGCACTGTTTAAATATTGATTGGAGTCATCAATTATTTCAGCAAAACTTGTCCATTGAAAAGAATTTTGGACATTTTCAGTTGTACTATCTGCATTAACTCTAGTAACTTTAATATCAACAGGAAAAGCACCCGTAAGATTTATTCTATAATCCTTTTGGTAAGCATCAGCAGTTCTTCCTTTTATAAAATCTCTGGCTATGTTAACAAAACCACTGGAATTATATTGAACAGAAATTACTAATTCAACAATAGAACCTAGCAAATCTCCATTGTCTCTTGCTTCTTGTAATTGAGGTATGGTAATCGTTACATTAACAGCATCAACATTAGTATTTGTTATCTGTCTTGTAACAGGAGCAGCTTGAGTTACTGTTACTCCCACTGGTGTAATTAAAGAACTACCTTCAATTCCAGACATTTTTGGTTGATTGCCTGTACCAAGTCTTGAATCTATTGTTCTATCAACATTTTCAAGTTTAAAATTAAAATCAATCGGTTCTGGATAAGCAGAGTTAGCTGAAGGTCTTAAAATAGGTGTGTCATTTAAAAAAACATCTTTTAACGAAGCCCTGTTATAAACAGTAGTTCCATGTATTCTATTTTCTTTTGATGCTGTAGCAAAACCCTCTATTTCACCTTCAGATAAAAGATCAAGAAAAGTTGCAAATTGTCTACTGTCTAAATTATCAGGAGCCTGTATTCTTGCAGCAGCAGTAGCTGGAGGAGGAGGAGAACCACCACCGCTACCTTGTATCTTCTTTGGATCGTTTGTCATGCTACTACTTGATGGGTATCAACAGAACCACTTATGACCACTGATCCTGTAATTATTTCCCCATAAACAATCGGAACTGGTGTACCTGCTCTTGAAGTATTTTGCGTTCCAGAAAAATTAAATGATAACTTTGGATCTTGTTCTGACATAAATTCTTTAGGTTTAGGTAAAGGAAATAACATCTCACTAACACCTTGCAGTGCTAAAGCACCACCAATCGATACTGCTGCTTTTGTCATAAATCCTGCTGCTGCAAAAGAACCTTCAACAGCAGCACCCTTAAAAAATGCTGCCCCAGTAACTCCACCAGTAGCAAAAGCTAATCCTACTAAACCTACACCTAATATTGTTTTTCCTACTCCACCAGCACCAGCGATGACAGGCACAATATGTATATCTTCTTGACCTATAGGATAATTTAATTCAGTTTTATCAATTTCATAATTACCAACTTTAACTTGATAGTGTTTTGTATTCATGTATTTCTCTACCTCTGGAAAATTATTTACAAGAAAACTTATGGCTTTTTGAAGAGTATTTACTTGCACTTCAAATTCTTTATGACCAATAAATTTTGCAAGTTCACCATACAATTTTAATTTACGAAACATAACGATACCTACCTCCTGTGCATTTTAACAACCATTGAGAATATGGCTCCTTACAAGATAGTCTATCGGTTAAATGATGTAAAACATCACCATTTAAAAAAATAGCTACATGATTTAAATTCTTAGATAATATCGACATAAATAATAAATCTCCATTTTCTAATTTTTCTTCTGCTCTTAATTGTCTAAAACCAGTTCTCCATGCACATCTTTCAAACATAGGATCTTTATTAAATTCTTCTAAAGTAATAGGTCTTTCCCAATCTCTTAAATCTACCCCTTTCTTTTCCTTATACCAATCTCTAACTAAACTCCAACAATCAGTTACACCCCAAACCCAAGGTCTACCTAGTAATGGTGGTTTATATCCACAAGGCTCATAATATCCCCAGTTTTCTATTTTAGGATTAACAATATGCCAAGGTAAATTGCCTTGTTCACAACTAATTTTATCTGCTTGACTAGCAACAGCAGGTGTAACTGGGTGACTATGGACAACAGCAATAATTTCACCTGTATTGTCAGCTTTTACGTAGTCTTCTGGATCAATTATGAAACACTGATGAGATGTCATAGATAAATTACGACATGGAAAATATGTTTCTTTACCTCTTATATTCAATAACAAACCACAAGATTCTTTTGGATCTTCACTTTTAGCATGATTAAGTGCTTCTTCTTTCCAGTGCATTAACTAAACGTGCCAATAGATGGAAAATCTTTTCTAGTGCATTGTCTACCAGGGATACGAATACCTGCTAAATCTGTAGGAGCAGCAAGTTCAAATTCAACAATTTCTCTGTTTTCATTAGCTTTTCTGTCAATTTTATATACTTCTTTTGGAAATTCTGCATTTGGATCTGGCGTTCCAAAAGGATTTGTATTGCCAGTAAAATTTACAGCATCAAGAAATTTAGCAAGAGTTCTTATTCTTGTTACTGTAGCTCCTGTTAAATCATTACCTGTTGTTGTATTATTAACTGTAATTAAAATACCTGATATAGTTCCTAAAGCATTGCTTACAATTAATTTAGGTCTAGGTAACTGTCCTCTTGTAAAAGCAAAACCTTCGGCTGTTATAGGTAATCTTGTATAAGAATTACCAGCCCATACTATTTCTCCAAGATCCTTAACATTACTACCTGCATGAAACCTGTAAATAGTGTTAGCACCATGCAAGCTATTATCAAGTTGTAAGGTAAAAAGTTCAATAATTGCTGATGGATTAGCACTTTGAAGATCGCTGATAATACTAGAACTACTCATGCTTGAAACACCTCTCTAAATGTTACTTTTATTGTTGCTCTGTTTAAATAACTAATAGTTTTCGACCAATTTTCACATACAAATTTAGATGAACTAGCTTCTCCTGGTGGAGTGAAATCAAAACTGGCACTATCATTTGCTCTTGCGTCTAAAAATGTTTCTATAGTATCTGCATCTGTTTCTGATACTTCAAACGTAAGATCAAATATTTTTGGATTTTGATGTTGTGGTAATCCAAAAAGTATGCGATGTTCAAAACCATCAGCAAAACGAACTACCCTAGTATTTGGTGCGGATCTTTTTTGTTGTCCGTATGTTGGGGTAATTGAAGGAAAAGTAGCCATTATGCAAGTAAACCTCCAGGTCGTTTTTCTTTTATTAATTCTGATTGTATAGCAACTGATATAAGACGGCCAAGTTCTCTACCACCCTGTTCATCGCCTTGAACAGAAGAACCAGAAGCGTCTACGTTTACTACCACATTTGTAGATCCTCCGCCCATTTCGTGATTAGGCGTAACTCTACCTGTGACTCCTGGTGTAAATAATTCTGGACCACGTTCTCCAACAATATAAGATTTATTAGGTTTAGTAACGCCCCCATTTGCAAAAAAACCACCAATTCCAGGTATTGCTCTAAGTAACGAGGTTGCACCAAAATCTACTAACTGCCTACGAATAGAACCAAACACACTACTTGCTACTTCTCCTAATGTCATTGTTCCTGTTATTGCACCATCGATGGCATCAACAAGACCTGATTGAACTGTGCTTGCAATACCTTGATATAAAGTATTAACTCGTTGAAGTTCTTCTTGTAAACGTAAAGCATTTTTAAATTGTTTTCTTTTTTCTTTATCTATCTCTTTATCAAATTGGAGAGCTTTTCTATCAAACTCAGCAAGTTTTTCTCGAATTGCAGCTTCACGACCACCTAAAGTTATTGAATCATTTAAAAATAAATTTTTATCTTCAACAGATTTAGTAATTTGATTGTATTGTTCTGCTCTTAATTTATCTGCATCTAGATTTTTTTTATTAGTTTTTTCTATCTGCATTAAACCAACAATTTGGTCATTTATGTCATCTCTTTGATTCCTATTTGCAGTTTTTCTTTGTTCTAATAAATCCTTTATTTCAGGGTTATCACTTGATAGTGCATCTGCTAATAAACTTCTTCTAGATAAACCAGTAACCCTGCCACCACCATCTCCTCGTGAAAATAATTTTGCAACATTTGCTGCCACTTCTGTTAAAAATCTTGTTATTTCACTTTGAAGTTCTCTAGTGCCTTCTGCAAAATCTTGTAATGCTTGCACTCCATCTTCTCCAACTAATTTCTCCATATCTTGCATAACTAAATTAAATGCAGCTTGTTTGCCTTGTGATTTTTCAATCAATTTTATATATTCTGCTTGAGGTGTTCCTGCAAGGCCAAGTGCATTGGTAGCAGCACTTACATCAAAAGAAAAGAAAGTAACTGCTTTTCCTAATTCTTCTAATTTTTCTTTTGCAGTTGTAAGTTG